TACATGTTGGTTACCTAAGTATACATGGGAAGATATCTACCACTATTCTAATGAGGAGATACAAAATTTTGAAGAAATCATTCGCTCAACGGCCCATCTAATCATTGAGTTTTCTCAGGAAGGGGGATTTGAAAATGCCGCAAATTTTTAAAATGGGCGAGTACTATATTTATTTTTGGACCAACGAGAATGATCCATTAGAACCTATACATGTCCATGTTGCAAAAGGTTCCCCTTCTGCTAATGCAACAAAGATTTGGATTACAAGCTCTGGAAATTGTCTTCTGTGCAATAATAATTCGAGAATTCCGAACCATGTACTTCGCAATATCATGAGAACAATTGAAACTCGAAGTTCGTTTGTGGTTCAGATGTGGCAACAATATTTCGGAGAAATTCGATATTTTTGTTAAGATTTTATTGTTCTAAGGAGAAAAGCAAAGCAGAGGCAGATTGTTGTCTCTGCTTTTTAATTTGCTACAATACTAGGTTGTTATATACAACAACCTATAGTTAAACGCTGATAGTGCTTGCATTTTTTAGGCTACTCTGCTATACTGTCAGTGTACAGGTAACGACGAAAAAGGAAGCGGAGCAGAGGGTGCTTCGCTAGATGCAAAACTCCCGGAGTAAGCTGGGTTTGTTTGCTGTACCTTTTTTTGTACAGATACCGTAAAAAACATATTAATTGCACTAATTAGCGTTCTTTGACAAATTGTCATAGGAGCGCTTTTTTTGTGCCAAAAAGAAAGGAGTTCATTCATATGAACAAAGTTATTTTAATGGGTAGACTTACCCGAGATCCGGAAGTGCGTTACTCACAGGGCGAGCGTCAGATGGCAATTGCAAGATATACCTTAGCGGTAGATCGCAGAGGACGCAATGCAGCTGCAGGAGAGCAGACTGCTGATTTCTTGACTTGCATAGCATTTGATAAGGCAGCGGAGTTTGCTGAAAAGTATTTCCATCAGGGAACAAAACTGATTGTCACGGGACGTATCCAGACCGGAAGCTACACAAACAAGGATGGTCAGAAGGTATATACCACCGACATCATTGTTGAGGAGCAGGAGTTTGCAGAAAGTAAGGCAGCAGGCAATGAGCAGGTACCAGCAGCTACGGCAAGATCAAATCCGGCACAAACATCAAAGCCAAAGGCAGATGCACACGGATACGGATTCATGAACATCCCGGATGGGGTGGAAGACGGTGATCTGCCGTTCAATTGATGTTGCATGGCTGGTTAATCAGCCATATGGAGAAAGAGGTGGGAAAATCATTATGATTTTACGAGCCTCTTTTTTCCAGGGGACTTGAAAAATCCTAAATTTGATTTACAATAGTAAATAAATATAGGAGGAATATTTCCAAAAGGAGAAGATCATCGTGTGTAAGGCAATTCAAGATATCATGGATAAGAGCAGACAGGAAGGCAGAGCAGAAGGTGAGCAGAAACAGGCGATGTTAACTGTTCTTCGAATGTATGCTAAAGGAAAATCTCTCGATGAGATTGCCGATGATGTTGGCTTCGATGTTGAGACAGTTAAGAGTTGGATTTTGGCTGGCAACAAGTAACTGATGTAGGGCATGGATAAATTTTAAGTTGAATTCAAATTTTTACATGGAATGTGAATTTCCCCAAAGGCATTAGAAATCGGAAAGATTTTTGGTGCCTTTTTTAGATGAAAAATAAGGAGGTACAAAATGATCAAAGATTTGGATCAATGGGATTTAGATCAATGGGATTTAATAGAGGAAATGGTTTGTTTGGATGTTGCAATAGGAGAAAGATATCTGGGAAATGATAGTTCATATTTGGAAAATGATAGTTTATATCCAGAGGTTGATGCGTTGTTCCAATCCGATATAACGATGATAGTCGATATGCTGCTCCAATCAGATATTGCGTATAGTCTGTTTCTAGCGGAGAATATAGACGAAAGAAAATCCGAAATTGAGGATATTCTTCGAGGCTCTTCAAAATATGCAGAAATCAAAGAAATAGTGTCTGTGGATGATGCATATAAAGAGGCAACAATCAGAAAGGACTTCGTAGCTGCTTTAAAGGCTGTAAAGAAGGGGTATGATTTGTCATCAGATTTGAGATATAGTCTTTCAGATGACGACTTGATGCAACTTGCAAAACTGCATAAGGCAAATCGTTTTCGAAAGAAAATTGAGGAATTGCTAAAGGACTGTACTTGCCACGAAGAGTGCGATTTGATGAGCAGTGGAGATTACTCAAAGTGGCTGTAAGAAGAGTTTGAGAAAAAAGAGTGCTGGGGTATTGGAAATCCAATACTTTGGTACTCTTTTTGTTGAAAGAAAGGAGAAAACTTATGCACCCGTCGAAATTTTTTGAGGAGTGCAGCATCCGAACAGGCATTGATGTTGTGGAAGTGTATGACGAGAATTTGAAGGAAAAACTGAAAAATGTTCATCCGAAAAATTTCTTAAAGACACAGATTGCATTGCCGGTCTACAAAATCACCATTTCATTTCAGACAGAATCCGGAAACTTTCGAAAGACGGAAAAGTATACGGTGATGGAGAGTGGTGACGACGATGAATATATTGACTTTTGGGTTGAGATGTTCATCAGAGACTACAATGCAGAAAATCCACATCACAAGATGATCAATCCACATGTGGATTCCATCATTCGCCTTGGTGATGCTGTGCTCCAGCTTGGTTAATGTACGCTTCGACCTTTGCGTTTAAAGGTTGCCGCAAGAAAAAGAATCTGAATCGTTGAGATCTCTTTTTCGAAAAAGGGATGCGATAGCGGCGTAAAAGGACACTCGCGAAGTATGGCTTTGCCTCACGAAAAACGAAATATCGTTCGTGAGGAAAGTGTACAATGGAAAAGCCCAAAACATTGGAGGAGTTGCTTGAAAGCTGCCCTTCAAATGGAGTTATTATAGATGGACTCGTAAAGGCATGGTCCATCATCAACAATCCACAATATTCATCAATTTTGTGTTCTGTATCAGGAGGATCAGACAGTGATATTGTGATGGATATTGTTTGGAAATGCGATACGGACAATAAAGTTACCTATGCGTGGTACAATACGGGAATGGAATACCAGGCTACAAAGGATCACTTAGTCGAGCTTGAAGAAAAGTATGGCGTAGAGATTCTTCGTAAGAGACCTGCAAAACCCGTTCCGATCAATTGTAAAACGTATGGGCGTCCGTTTGTTTCAAAAACTGCAAGTGAATACATGAGCCGTTTACAAAAACATGGGTTCACTTGGGAGGATAAACCATTTGAGGTTTTGATACAAGAATATCCCAATTGTAAATCAGCGTTGGAATGGTGGTGCAATAGACATCGCTCGCAGAAATTGAATATCAAAAACAACAAGTGGTTAAAAGAATTTCTGATCCAAAATCCGCCAACTTTTCGAATCTCCGAAATGTGCTGCGAATATTCAAAACTGGCTTGCATCAATCAGATCAAGAAAGAGAAGGATTATCAGCTGGAAATTGTCGGAATTCGTAAAAGTGAAGGTGGGCAGCGGGCTACACTTAGTAGTTGCTTTAAAAAAAGAATACTCACCGATACGGTTAAGGTGACAAAGGGAAAGCTGACCGACGTATATCGTCCGCTTTTTTGGTACAAACAGGAGGATAAAAGGCAGTATGAAACGACCTGCCTCATCAACCATAGTAATTGTTATACAAAGTATGGTTTAAAGCGAACCGGATGTGCCGGCTGTCCATTTGGACAGGATTTTGAACAGGAATTGGAGGCTTTGAGACTGTATGAGCCGAAGCTTTTTGCAGCGGCAAATGCTGTTTTCAAGGAAAGCTATGATTATACCCGAAAGTACCGTGTGTTTCAACAACAGATGGGAATGGGTAGAAGTAGGAAATGATAGAACAGAAAGGAGGAGCTTAGAATGCTCTGTGAAAAAAAAGAATCATTGATTCGAAAAGGGCTGCTGAGGAACCAGCAGCCCCGTGTATTTATGTCAAACGCTCGTAAACTGATTGATCTGCTCGTTAATTCAAAGACAACGACAGAGGAGATCATGAAGTCTGTTGACAAGTGGATTGCAGATTACGACCCGGCCTGGTATCAGTTGGAGGCACAACTTCCGGCAATGCAGGAGCAGGATCGTTTTCTGTATGAGAGATTTGTAAATTGGTGGATGCGTGATGTACGCCCGCTTGCGAAGTCCTTTAAGCGTTACGTTCGCTGGGAGGCATTTGGCAGGAAAGGCACTATCGACTGCATGTGCCAGTATACAGATGGTCGTGTCGAGGCATTCCTGATCAGAAGAAAGAATTTTGAGCAGGTGAGTGCCAGAAGCCGCAAGAATCCGATGGAGTTTGATATGGATGCCATCGGAGCATTGTGTTTTCTGGCAAAGAACGGCTGCGAGAAGGGAGATGTCACCCTTGTGTTTCTGGAGGGTGATGCAAGAAATCCTGCCTTTGTAGTAGAGGATGGTCAGCCGAAGAGCAATGCAAACGTCATGCGGTATCGCTATTTGGAGTTTCGAAATCCAGACGGATCGTTAAGTCTGGAGAAGCTTGAAAAGGGCTATCGCGTGGCAGAGGATGCGCTGGAGAAAAATGCCGAACCACCATACTGTGCAGCTTGCTCGCTGTACGATATGTGCAAGGTCAAGGTTTTCTCGGAAGAGTACTTGCAAAGCACATTGACAGAAAAGGATGCCGCAAATTCACACTACAAGTTGCCGACATTTACGCCGATTCAGAAGCAGGCGGTAGCGGCAACAGAAGGCCCGGTGATTCTTTCCTGTGGTCCCGGAAGTGGCAAGACGGCTGTTCTTGTAGGCCGTACACTTCACCTGCTAAAAAATGGTGTATCTCCGACGGCAATCCTGCTCGTTACCTTTACCAATAAGGCAGCAGGGGAGTTAAAGGAGCGTATCGCCTCGTATCTTTCAGACGGAGGGCAATTGCCGATTGTCAGTACCTTAAATGCGCTTGGCTATGATATCCTTCTTCGAAATGCGGAAAGCCTTGGCTTCGAGCCAAAGGTAGCAACCGACATGGAGAAGATGCAGATTGCCATGCAGGTACTGTCAGAGATGCCACCAATTCGTGGTTTAAACTACGACAGACTGAGTGGCAGAGGCGGTCTGATTGCTCGTTTTGTAGAGATGTGCGAGCAATATCATCTTGACGCAGAACGCTTTGAAAATGATCCGCAGCGCGCAGACATTGATCTGAAAGCATTTGCAGAAGCTTACGAGAAGTTTTCGGAGGCAACGCAGAACTTCATCACGTTCGACGATCAGATCCAGATGTGCTTGAAGTTGTTTGAAGATCATCCGAACGTCCTGCAGAGATATCAGAGACAGTTTGAGTACATCATGGTCGATGAATTTCAGGATGTATCTGGCGATTGTGCGAAGTTTGTCTACCTGCTGGCTGCTAAAAATCGAAATCTTTGTGTGGTAGGAGATGACGATCAGTCAATCTACGCATTCAATGGAGGTTCGAATCGTTACCTGCTTGCGTTTGCGCGCGAGTGGGGCGCAAAGCAGATCGTCATTGATGAGAATTTCAGATCAACACAGGAAATCTTGTCAATGGCAGACGCGGTGATTTCGAAATCCACCGAGGAACGCATTGCGAAGAAACTGACGGCATCCCGAAAGGGAACTCATCCAATCTTCCAAGAGGGCTGCACCCTGTTGGATTTAAACTCGACCATCCGTCAGCTCCAGTCAAAAGGACTCGCATTAAACGAAATTGCGATTATTGCAAGAACAAATGATGCTTTGGAGTCATTGCATCAGGCACTGGAGGTCCCGACGCAGATCGCAAAGGCATATTCATGTGCAGATCCGATCTATGGTATCCTACGCGACATCTATTCCATGTACTATCATGGTTTGTCTGCGCAGCTGTTGTACCATATGGCAGTTACCATTGCACCGGATCAGGCATTTGAGTTGCCTATTGATCAGGGAGAGAACTTCCTGACAGCGATGGATCGCTACTGTGGAGGAATTCTGGACAAGAACCATGTGCTGGAACTGGATGGTAGTGAAGACCCATTGATCACCTGTGTGCAGGTGATGTACCGGAGCTTCTGGATTCTGGATGCAGGAACAACAAGCATATCAGCAATCCGTCGTATTTTGGGACTCATGGGTCTGGAGAGCCACAT